TTTCCGCCAGGGCTTGAAGATAGTGATAACCGGCCGCATCCAGACCGGGAGCTATACCAACCGAGATGGCAACAAGGCCTATACAACAGACGTGGTGGTTGAGGATCAGGAATTTGCGGAAAGCAAAGCGGCGGCACAGAGAAACCGGGAAGAGAGCAGCCAGGAACGACCGGAGCCGATGCCGGTAGATGAGAACGGGTTTATGATGCTTCCGGAAGATTTTGACGAAGAGCTGCCGTTTGCATGATGGGAAAGCAACAATGGACAGGAGGAAAACGAGATATGAATATCGGAAAGGCACAGGCCGTTTTTGAACAGATTAGAAGCGATAAATATAGTGAGACTGAAAAACTTCAGGCGATTTGGACTGTACTGGAGATGGCGACACATAACGGAATCAAAAAAGATACAATCTTGGAGGCATTCCGGTGGTTATTTGAGCGTGCTGTGGAGGTAGACGATGAAGTTCCAGAAACAGTATCTGTGGATGGCGGTAACAGCAGATGAATACGAACTGCCGCTGATCGTTGAAAATACGGCTGCCGCACTGGGAAGAAAGCTGGGAGTCACTGAGGATACCGTCAGGGTGATGGAATACCGCGGAAAAAATGAAAGGTACAGAAGAACGAGAAAAGGACCGATGCCGGGCTTTGGAACCCGGTACAAGGTCCGGAAAGTGGAGGTGGATGGATGAGAGACATACTGTTCCGGGCAAAATTAAAAGATACGAATTACTGGGCAGAGGGATTCTATTGCAGTATGAGAGAGACGACATACTGTTGCGAGGAAGATTATAAACGGCATCCTGTACCGTTGCATCATCTGATTGCAGTGGACGAAATGACAGACTGGGGTATGCCAAACAGATTGCGACTGTATGAGATCAACACGGAAACATTATGCCAGTATACAGGATTGTGTGATAAGAATGGTAAGAAAATCTGGGAAAATGACATTGTACAGTATGGGGAATATACGGCTGTTGTCAGACATGGAAAATATACAGCAGGATTTTATGTTGATTTTCCAGAGGAAACAAATTACAGAAAAGATCTGGGCTACTGGTACAAAAAAGTAAGTGTGATCGGCAATGTGCTTGAAGATACAAAAGGAAACCGTCTGGAATCCCATACGGTTAGCGAGTCCGGATGGATCCCGGTGACAGAGAGAGTGCCGGAAAATGATGATTATGTGCTGATGTCGTTTGAAAATTTTTCTCTTCCATTGGTTGGGAGATACGAGGGCGATGAAAAATTAGGTGGTGCATGGTATCTGGGGGATTGCTTCGACGAAGATACCTGTCTGGCAAATGACCTGTTCGTCAATGCCTGGATGCTGCTGCCGAAGCCATACAGGGAGGATGAAGAAGATGGGAAATGACAAGAACTGTAACACATGCAGATACCACGATGAGGGAATGTGTTATTGCCCGAAGAGTGAAGAGTTCAGAGATGTTACAGTGAACACATACTGTTGTGGACAATACGAAAGAAGCTGGAAAAAAGCCATGGTTGAGGCGTTCATGAAAGGGGCGGGAAGATGAGCGATGAAAGCAGCAGAAAAAAATGTAAAACGTAAAGCACATTATGATCATCTGGAGCAGAGTGTTGATGCTGATGTAGCCAGAAGATTCCATGAACCAGCCGCAGTAAAGAGCAAGATGACAAAACTGGCATCAGTCAAAATTATAGAACATTACATAGAACACACTGATGATGAAGACGGTGAAATCCTGGAAATAATAGCAAGGAAATGCATGAGGGGAGGCGATGCCGGTGGAGATGACAGAAAACGACAAGAAAAAGGAGTTCCTGCGAAGATACCGGGAATGTGAACGGAGAGAGCAGGAGATCCTGGAAGAGATCCAGAGGCTCCGGGCGGACAAGATGTTCCCATCCAGTGTAAATGACGGGATGCCGAAAGGCAGCCAGCAGTCTGATCTGTCGGATTATGTGGTAGCTATGGAAAGACAGATCGGCCGGCTGAAACGGGAACGGCTGAAAAAAGCAAGGACACGTGAACAGATCGACCTGGCAATCAGACGTATGGAGAACCCGGATGAGCAGAGGGTGCTGCGACTGCGGTATCTGTGGGGGCTGAATTGGGACGACATCGGAAGAAAGATGGGGTGTGATCCAAGACATGCAAGAAGAATTCACGGATGGGCATTAAAAAATTTCAAGATGTCCTAGAATGTCCGCCTTGCCATGTGATATAGTGTAATCAGTTCAGTTTGGGAATGATGCTGACATGATTGGTTCTTTTCATTTACCTCCGTATATTGTATATCTGCCGGGTCTCAACAGCCCGGCAGCATCGGAACATAGCTCAGTCGGCGAGAGCAGTCTCATGAGTAGACAAGGGCGAAGGTTCGAGTCCTTCTGTTCCGATTTCCCTGATGGGGACATATAAGAATCCTTTCTCAAAAAGAATACTACATTTTCCGCAAGAAGACATCTGGCAATGCTGGGTGTCTTTTTGTGTACTCAAAAATAACAACAGAACAAAGGAAGGTGAGGTGATTGGCAAACAATGAAAACTTAGTGCCTTTTGACAAACGAAGCGAGAGCGAAGTGAGAGAATACGCCAGAAAAGGCGGCCAGGCATCCGGGAAGGCAAGGCGGCGAAAAGCAGAGTTCCGGAAGACGTTGAACGACCTGCTGACAGCGGAAATTGACAACCCGGAGTGGAAACCGTTCCTGGAGTCGATCGGCTTGGACTGTACACTTGAATCTGCGATGCTGGCGGCTCAGATCCGGGAAGCGATGCAGGGAAGCACCAAAGCCGCTTACTTCGTGGCTCAGTATGCAGGGCAGAACGGGGCGGCAGAGGAGGACATCCGCAACAAGGAAGCAGATACAGAGCTTAAGAAAGCGAGGAAACAGGCAGTCACAGGTGAGAATGAGACGGACGAGGCACTTGAGAAGCTGGATGCGATACTGAAGGAGGTGCGTGACAATGCAGTTGAGCAAAATGCAGAATGAATACATCGTGAACGCAACGCACCGCTGGAACATTAAATCCGGGGCAGTACGTTCCGGGAAGTCTTTTGTAGATACGGCTTTCGTCATTCCCTTCCGGATCCGTGAGAGGGCGGGAAAACCGGGGCTGAATGTGATCCTTGGCGTGTCGAAGGAATCCATCGAGCGAAACGTGCTCCAGCCGATGCGTGAGATCTATACCGATAAGCTGGTCGGCAACATCAACAACCGCAACATTGCAAGGGTATGCGGTGAGGATGTCTACTGCCTGGGGGCGGAGAAGGTCAGCCAGGTTGCCAAGATCCAGGGTGCGAGCATCAAATACTGCTACGGGGATGAGATCGCCAAGTGGAACAAAGAAGTGTTCCAGATGCTCAAATCACGACTCGATAAGCCTTACAGCTGCTTTGACGGGTCATGCAACCCGGAGCATCCTACCCACTGGCTGAAAGAGTTCCTGGACACGCCGGAGCTTGATATCTACCTGCAAAAGTACACGATTTTTGACAACCCGTACCTGGATCCGGCTTTTGTGGAACAGCTCTGCAGGGAATACGATGGCACGATCTACTACGACCGCCTGATCTTAGGACTCTGGAAGCGTGCAGACGGTTCGATCTACAAGAGATTTGCGGATCACCCGGAAGCGTTCCGGTGCAGGATCGTAGAACATCCCGGAAGCAGCCCGGACTGCAAGGAGTTTCGGAAGCAGGACCTTGTATCCATCGAGATCGGTCTGGACTTCGGCGGCAACAAGTCCGGCCATGCGTTCGTGGCAAGAGGGTACACGGACAATTACCGGGATGTGATCGCCCTGAAATCCCGCCGGGTCATGGCAAAAGAGAAAGACGACCCGATCGACAGCAACCGCCTGGATCAACTGTTCTGTGATTTCGTGCAGGATGTGATTGACCAGTATGCGGATGTTGTAAGACACTGGGATACCATCGAATACTGCAACGTAGAAACGGTCTTCTGGGACAATGCAGAAACCGTTCTGGGTAATTCCATCCGGAACGCGGTCGAGAAGCGTTTCCCGTGGATCAGCGTGAAACCGGCAAAGAAGAAACGTGTAAATGACCGTATCAATGCGACCGTCAGGCTTATGGGAGCCGGGCGGTTTTTTCTTACAGACGACTGCGAGAGCCTGGAAACAGCATTTTCGGATGCGGTCTGGAACAGGGAGAAACAGGATGATGAGCGGCTGGACGATGGCAGCACGGACATAGACAGCCTGGATGCGTTCGAGTACACCATAGAACGCGACCTGAAGGAACTCATCCAGGAGGTGGAGGATGTTTGATTTTGCAAAACGGATATGGAGAGAGGTGAGGAGATTGTTTGATTATACGACACTGAAAACAGCCCTGGGGCGTGAACTGACGCTGTCACAGTCCATGGTCGAAGCCCTGGAAAGCTGGGGCGGCATGATGGACGGGAAGGCACCGTGGTGCGTGGACCCGGTGGTGTCGCTTCGGATTGAGTCCGGTATCTGCCGCGAATTTGCGGATGCGGTGCTGGTTGAGATGGAAAGCTCCATCCTGAACAATGACCGGCTGGATGCGGCTTACCAGAGGGGGCTGTTAGACCTGAATGAGAACCTGCAGGACGGTCTTGGCTTCGGCTCTTTTATCCTGCGGCCGCTGGGGGCAGACAGGACCGAGTTCGTCACAGCTGATAAGTTCGTGCCGGTCCGCTTCGATGATTCCGGGAAACCGGTCGATGTTGCTTTTCTGACCGTTAAGCGGGTGGGGGAATATGACTATTACACGAAAATGGAGCGTCATTACTTCACGAACGGAAACCTGACGATCGAAAACAAGTGCTACCATTCCCTTGACCGGAATCACCTTGGTACACCATGCAGCCTGGATGCGGTGGACGAATGGGCAGACATCAACCAGGGTCCGGTGACCTATCCAGGAATGGACCGCATGGACTTCGGGTACTACCGCAACCCACTCAAAAACCGGATTGACGGTTCATTCTGTGGGGTGTCAATCTTTGACGCTGCTGCCGACCTGATCCGCAAGGCAGACATCCAGGCGGCAAGGCTCGACTGGGAGTATGAATCCGGCGAGCGTGCCGTGCATGTGGATGAACGTGCACTGAAACGCGGGAGCAGGGGCACACGGATGGCACAGCTGAACAAACGCCTGTACCGCGGCCTGAACATCGATGACGGCAAGGATAAGGAACTGTTGCGGGAATATTCCCCGGCGATGCGGGACACTTCCTACATTGCCGGCCTCGAGAAATATTACCGGAACATTGAGTTCACGGTCGGGCTTGCCTACGGTGACCTGTCAGACGTTCAGGAGATATCCAAGACAGCGACTGAGGTACGTGTCTCGAAAGCACGGAAATACAACCGTGTGACAGCGATCCAGGAGAACCTGAAAGAATGCCTGGAGGATTATGCCGCTGCCCTGGCGTTCTATAACAGCATGTACTATTCCGGTTATGAATTTGCCTGCAAGTTCAACGATTCCATCCTGACAGACGAAGACTCCGAACGGCAGCAGGACCGCCAGGACGTTTCTATGGGTGTGATGTCTGCGGTTGAATACCGCATGAAGTGGTACAACGAGGATGAGGCGACAGCCAGGAAGAACCTGCCAGTGCAGAACAACGTGATGGAGTGATGTCATGGCAGAGGAGAGAACCGCACCGGATGTGCAGCGGATGGGGCTGCAGGCTGAGAAGATCTGGAGGGAAGCCGAGAGGCGTATCATGGAAGATGTTATCCGCCGGATTAGAAAGACCGGAGAGATCACATCAACGGCAGATTACCAGATTAACCGTCTGATCGAGATGGGCAAGTCCCGCGAAGAGGTGGAGCGGATCATCAAGGAAGCACTGGGGGCAACCTGGGCAGAAATGTTTGAGATGTATGACAAGGTAGCGGAATGGGAATACGTCCGCAACCGGGAGATCTATGAACAGGTCAATGATGATTTCCTGACGCCGGAGGATAACAAATGGCTGCAACAGCTCACAGAGGCGACCAAGAAGCAGACGAAAGACACGCTCGTTAATATGGCACAGAGCTACGGATTTTCAGTCCTGATGGCAGGGAAGCGGGTATTCACACCATTTGCCGAGTACTACCAGAAATACGTGGACACGGCCATCCAGGACGTTGTGACGGGCGGCACAGACTACAACTCGGCGATCCGGAAAGTCGTCACCCAGATGACGAACAGCGGGCTGAGGGTGGTGGATTATGCTTCCGGGCATACGAACCGGGCAGACGTGGCAGCACGCAGAGCCGTCCTTACGGGCGTGAACCAGATCACGGCACAGGTCAGTGAGCACAACGCAGAAAAACTCGATACAGAGTATTTTGAAGTGTCCTGGCACCCATGTGCAAGACCAGATCACCAGACATGGCAGGGCAGGGTGTTCAGCAAGAAGGAATTAGGGACGGTCTGCGGATACGGAACCGTCACAGGATTGTGTGGTGCCAACTGCCGGCATACGTTCCACCCGTTCATTCCTGGCGTTTCCGAACGTCTCTATCCGGATGACTGGCTGGAAGAGCAGAACAAAAGGGAAGCCCAGACAAAAGAATGGAACGGTAAGCAGCTCAATGCCTACGAGCAGACCCAGCAGCAGAGGAAGATGGAGACCGCCATGCGTGCCCAGCGTCAGAAGATTCGGCTGTTAGAAGAGGCAGGAGCTGACAAGGATGACATCATGCTGGAAAAAGCAAAGTACCAGGGACAGCTGAACGAGTATAAGCAGTTTAGCAAGAAAATGGGACTTGTGGAACAGCGTGAACGAATCTATCAGGATGGACTGGGCAAGGTAGCGACCAACACGAAACAGCAGAACGCACGCTATACACCGGAGATGATACGAAACGCAAAGATTGATTCGAACCAGTACAAACGGTACAAGGAAGTGCTGAAAGAAGATGCTGGAAGTCTTGCGGATTTCAGGCAGATGAAGTATAATGACCCTGAAAAATGGAAGTTCGTCGAAATGGATTATCAAAGACAAAAGGAGCTTCTGGAACATCCAGAGCTTAAACTACCGAATGCAGAAACGGCTATTTTACCAGAGCCTAAGTTTACGAAATATCTTTTTGATGAAAACAGTCAAAAAGGGTATCCAAAGGGAAGAGCCTTTACAGATCGCTTGGGCTATGAAATGGGAAATTGGCAGGAACTTCAAAAAGCGTTAAAACAGGGAGCTGTGAAATATCCGGCTCAGTATGTTGATAATAATGGATACGGCGACAGATATGTCCAGAAGATGATTCTTTATGGTAAAAAAGAAACACCAGCAAATGTAGTTGTAGCATGGCTCAGGACGGAAGATGGCACAACAAAGTTGACTAGTGCGTACATTAAGGAGGCGAAGTAAATGCTCATAAAGGAATATGACACAATTCTTCTAAAAGATGGACGAAAAGCAGCAGTTGTGGAGATATTAGACGATACGCATTTTCTGGTAGATGTGGGTGATTCGCCTACAGATTGGGATACTATTGATGCAACTATTGATGATATAGTGAAAGTTATTGACAACTAAGAAAAATAAGTATTTACCACTGGTCTTTCGACTGGTGGTATTTTTGTACCCATTTTTAAGGAGGTGATTTCAAGATGTTTCAAAAAATAATGCAGTACTTTTGTAAACATAAGTACAGAAAACGGTATAATCATAAATCTGGCACTTATGAACGGAAATGCATTAAATGTGGAAAGCGAGGATAAAAACATGATTATTACAGGAATGGCACATTTTGAAAGCGTTTGTAAAAAGAAACTGGTTAATTGGTACAACAAGAATGGTTTTGCCGATACACCGGTAACGCCGCCAATTGACTTATCTAACGTATTCGTAGTATGGAGCTGCAAGACTTTACAGAATTACAAATGTCTTGTATCTACTACGGTGAGTGGTGATGGTATCTATGCAGAGTATACATACAACGGTGATAAGCAGGAACTTTACGAAGATGTGTACAAGAAAATGACAAATACATGCTATACGGAGGAATAAAAACATGAAAAAATTATTTATCAGCCAGCCAATGAAAGGCAAATCAGACGAGGAGATTTTGAGAGAGAGGAAAAGAGCAATCCAGTGTGCGGAAAGACAGTTAAATGAACCGGTAGAGGTCATTGACAGCTTCTTCCAGAGTGCACCGGTAGACGCAAAACCGCTCTGGTTCCTGGGAAAATCCCTGGAACTTCTGGCGGGTGCTGATATTGCGTATTTCACAAAAGACTGGGAAGGAGCAAGAGGATGCCGTATCGAACACACTTGTGCACTGGAATATGGCATTGAAACAGTCGTGGAAGATTATTCCAATGACTGAACACTACACCGTCACAAAAGACGCAGACAGGCTTGCACCGAACTGGCTGGCGAGCCGGATCAATTACAAGACAATCAAATTATTATACCGGGACAAAGACGGACACGCAGAGTTGAAGGGGGTGAAGATTGGCGATGAAGTGGCACAGATTGGCGACACGGTACAGTTCAACGGCAGACGGTTATCCGTAGGAAGGCGGTGAGAAAAGCATGATAACCATTAAAATGACGGAGCACAGTATCCGGATGACCGGTCACGCCGGGACACATTCCGAGAGCGGTGCTGACCGTGCATGTGCGGCGGTATCCGCACTGACCTGCAACCTGGTCAATTCACTGCATGATCTGACGCAGGACAAGATACGGGCGGAATTAAGCAGTGGAGATGCAGACATCCGGTGGGATCGCCTGTCAGAACAGGGAAAGCTGTTGATGGATTCGTGGTTTCTTGGAATCACGGAGATCAACCGGGAATACAACTGCATACAGTTTCAGTAACGGGCACCCTGTGAGGTGCTTTTCTTATGCCCAAAACATGAAGGCGTTAAAAGCTTGGGAAAATCTCGAAGGAGGAAAACACAATGTATAAAAAAATGAATTTAAGGCTCTTTGAGGACGGCAATGCAGGAGGAGCCGGCTCTGCTGGACAGGGTGACGGTGCCGGGAATGGAGACGGCGGCCATACGGGAAACGCCGGGGCAACATATAGTTATGAACAGGCGGAAGAGATTGCAAACGCAAGGGCAGGCAAAGCGGAACGTGCGGCACTTGCCAATTATTTCAGACGCCAGGGCATGACGGAGGAAGAAATCACGACAGCAATCAGTGATTTCAAAGCAAAGAGACAGGCGAGTAAGCCGGATGTGGCTGCCATCGAAAAAGAACGCGATGACGCAAAAAAAGAACTGGAATCGTACAAACAGAAAGACATCCTGAAAGAAAACGGTGTAGATGCAAAGTACACAGATTTTGTGTTGTTTGAGGTATCGAAGAAAGTGGATGACAAGACCGATTTCAAAACAGCTTTAAAAGCGTTTCTGAAAGATAACCCGCATTATGCAGGTGGCGGTTATCGTGTGAACACACAGACAAAACAGAATGGGGCGGCAGGATCCGGAGGCACAGCCGGAAACAATACCAATGATTTTGTTAATTCCTTAATCAGAAAGGCGGCAAGAAGATGAGAAAAAGAATGAATTTAAGACTGTTTGATTTAGATGCATCCCTGATCGACCGCAGCGGTGCAGAATCCCTGATCCCGGAGCAGTATGCAAGGGAGATCATCCAGGGCGTTGTATCAGAATCAGCAGTACTGAGAATGGGCAGAAGACTGCCGAACATGAGTTCCAACAAGTACCGCATGCCGGTACTGGACATGCTCCCGATGGCATATTTTGTGAATGGGGACAACGGACAGAAACAGACCACAAAGATGTCATGGGATAAGAAATACATCACTGCGGAAGAAATTGCAGTCATTGTACCGATCCCGGAAGCAGTTCTGGAAGACGCAGACTACGATATCTGGGGCGAGGTAAGACCGAGGGTACAGGAAGCTTTTGGAAAGGTGATTGACGGTGCAGTACTTTTTGGAGTTGAAAAACCGGCATCCTGGAGGGATGACCTGGTAGCAACCGCAACGAAAGCCGGAAGCGTTGTAAAAACAACGGCTGACCTGTATGCGGATATCATGGGTGAGGATGGTGTCATTGCAAAGGTAGAACAGTCCGGCTATTTTGTGAACGGACACGTTGCAGATATTTCCGTAAGGGCGAAACTCAGAGGTCTGAAAGATACGACCGGACAGCCAATTTTCAAAACCGATATGCAGTCCGGCACAAATTACACGCTGGACGGTTCCGGTATGTATTTCCCGAACAACGGAACTTTTGATAAAACGAAAGCACAGATCATCACAGGCGATTTCTCGCAGCTGGTTTATGCGATGCGTCAGGACATTACATTCAAACTCTTCACCGAGGGTGTTGTCCAGAATACAGACGGCACGATCGCTTATAACCTGATGCAGAACGACATGGTGGCACTGCGTGCAGTTATGCGTCTGGGCTGGGAGATCCCGAACCCGATCAATTCCCAGCAGAAAGACAAGGCAAAACGTTGTCCGTTTGCAGTCCTTGCACCTGCAGTATGAAAAGAACAGGGAGGCGGTGAAGCATGGCACACTACGCAGAGTTTGGGTACTACCGGGATGAATACGAAGGCGGTATCGAAAAAGAAGCAGATTTCAAAAAATGCAGACGCATTGCAGAAAGCTATATTGACCAGTACACACTGAACCGGATCACCGATCCGGAAACCGTGCCTGGATTAAAGGACTGTACCTGTGAAATGACAGAAGCGGTCTTTGATGTGTGCTATAAGGATGACGGGCAGGTTAAGAAGTCCGAAACGACAGACGGGTATTCTGTCACCTACGTGACGGAAGTGTCGGACGGAACAGATTGGACAGCTCTGCTTGGACAGAAGATGTACCAGATCTGCAGGCGTTACCTGCTCCATACCGGTCTGCTCAGCAGGAGCCTGAAATGCTGACCAACACTGACGCAACCCTCTACCACCGCCGTTATAATCCAGTTACCCGTCTGGATGAATGGGGGTGTAC